TCAACTTGGTTTGCAGCGTTTGATCAATGAAGCAAATTGGTGGATTGAATATGAAAGTGCCGATTATCTTGGATCTGCTGATGCCGTTTGTTATCCAGTGCGCAACGCAGCCAAACATATTGTGAAAGCACTTGCAGCATGAACAGCGAAAAAACTGACACGCCCAAAGTGCCTGACCAAGTGTTTGATATTGAAACCCCGTTCGGCATCAAGACCGTGACCATCCGTGAGTTCGTGCCACGCAAGTTCACCGCAGCCGAATTCATTGAACTTTGTGAAAAGGGCAGGAAGTGAAAGTCCAATACGAAATCGTGAAGCACAATCCGCATACGGGTGTTGCGAAAGTCGTGAAGGCTTTCCCAACCCCTGCAGCAGCGCACGCATTTTCCAACGCCATGAACAAACGATATGAAACCATTTTCGCAATGGAGTTCAGCGTCCAATCAAAACTGGTCAGGTGACGCAACCAACTACCAATCATCAAATACAATTTCCCCCTGTGGGGCGCACCTTGACTGATCGCAGGGTGCGCCCCATTTTTGTATTTCTGCAAGAATGTGTACCCAATCACGGAAAGGTTATTTGATGGGCGGTAAAGGCAGCGGAGGGCACAACAGGAAGCCCGTAGAGCGCAAGCAACGCATCGGCAACCCATCAGGCAGGAAACTGCCTACGGTCACGCCTGAAGCTTCTGTGACGGCTCTCCCGACCTCACACATCCCTGAACCGCACCGTCCGTTAGCAACACCATACGGTCAAAGGTTGTGGTCACAGATTTGGACAAGTGGTGCAGGTTGGTTGAAACAAAACATGGACACGGAATTGGTGTTGATGCTTTGCGAACTAACGGATGAAAGAATCCAAATGAAAGTACGCTTGCAAAACAATCCTGATTCTTGGCGTGACCGCCGTGCGCTGCGTGAAATTGATCGGCAGATAATCACATTGCTTGGGCAGATAGGATTTACCCCATCAGAGCGAGGACTGTTAGGAACAGGGGAAACAACCAAGCATGAATTCAGCGACCTCCATAAGCGCATTGCCCAAAAGCGTTCAGCCAGCAAATAAGTGGAAGCCAGCGTTCTATACGCCACGCAAGTTCCGTGATACTGACGGAGATGAAATCATAAAGTTCGCTCAAGCGCACTTCATCGTTCCGAAAGGTTTCAAGGCAGGTGAAGCACTGCAGTTCACCAACTGGCAGAAATGGTTGCTGCGTTCCCTGTATGAACGCACAGATGAAGGCAGGTTGCGTTATCGCCGTGCGCTGATTGGTTTGCCACGCAAGAACGGTAAATCATTGATGATGAGTGCGATCGGCGTGTACTCCATGATCGCAGGCGAAGCAGGTTCAGAAATCTTTGCTGTCGCCAACGACAGGCAACAGGCACGAATCATTTTCAATGAAGCGAAACAGCAAATACAAAACAGTCCGTTACTGGCAGCGGAAGCAAAGGTTTATCGGGATGCGATTGAGATGCCACGGTTCGGTTCTGTGTTCCGTGTGTTGTCAAGTGAAGTGAAAGCACAAGCAGGCTTGAACCCGTCACTTGTTTTGTTTGATGAGATTTGGGGTCAAGCCAATCCTGATCTTTACGATCAAATGTCTCTCGGATCAGGAAACCGACTTGAACCTTTGATCTGTTCAATCACGACAGCAGGCTTTGACTTGGATTCACTTGCAGGGCAGATGTACCAATACGGAAAACAAGTTGTCGCAGGAGAAGTTGAGGATGAGACATTCGGATTTTGGTGGTGGGAAGCCCCAACCGATTGCGAACTAGATGACCGCAAAGCATGGATGATCGCCAACCCGAACCTCGCTGAAGGTTTGCTTGACCCTGAGGACTTGGCTGCAGCCGTAAGGCAAACATCGGAAACATCCGTACGCCGTTGGCGGTTGAACCAATGGGTGCGTTCACAAGAATCATGGTTGCCTGTTGGTGCTTGGGAACAGTGCGTTTCCGCAGAACATCAACTTGATACTGAACTGCCCGTATGGGTTGGGATTGACATGGCATTGAAGCGTGACACCATCGCCGTATGTATCGCCCAACCACAAGGAGACAGGGTTGTTTTACGGGCGCAGATTTGGAATCCCGAACTTGAAGGGATTGATGTTGCAGGCGTTGAAACTTATTTACGGGAACTGCACAACACCTATGAAGTGCGTGAGTTCGCATACGACCCTGCGTTTTTTGAGCGTTCAGCAGAAGCACTTTCCGATGAAGGCATGAATCTTGTGACCTATCCGCAAACAGCATCACGCATGATTCCAGCCTGCGGAAACGCTTACGAGATGATTGTCGCAAAGAAGGTTGCACACGAAGGGCACCCAACTTTCACAGATCAAGTCTTGTCAGCAGCACAACGCATGAGCGACAAAGGTTGGACATTGAGCAAAGGCAAATCACGCCGAAAGATAGATGCCTGCATTGCTATGGTTATGGCATTAGATCGTGCAACAACTAAACCATTAGACGAACCCACCCCTTCAGTATTGGATATTTGGACATGAAAAAACGAGAAGCAATCACAACCGCAATAGAAATCGCTGGCGCAATTTGTGTTGTAGTTGGCATCGGAAGTTTCAGTACGCCGATTAGTGTTATTGTTCTAGGCGTTCTCTTGATAGTCGGTGGAGGCTTGGCAGCATGAGCGTATGGAAAAAATCTGAGCAGCGTGCATTGCCAACCAACATTGATCCGTACCAAATAACTGCACGCCCGTTCTACGCAAACTATTCAGGAGAGATCGTAACTGAACTCACCGTGTTCGCATCATCTGCTGTGATTGGTGCAATCACTTTGCTTGCTGATTCAATCGCAATCATGCCAGTGGAATTATCAACCACGGCAACAGGGAAAGTAGAGAGAGTTGCAACACCGTCAGTATTCAAGAAACCAAACGATCAACAAACAATGTTTGAGTTCATGCACCAAACAATGCTTACTCTTGCACTCCATGGCAATGCCTACATCTACGCACCAAAAGGCGCAGACGGATATCCCGTTGAAATGCGCAATATTCACCCCAACGCCGTCAAAAAAATAACGGAAACAGATACGGGGAGAATGATCTACAACATTGGCAACAATCAATACGGCAGCGAGGACATTCATTCCGTTGCTTGGATGATTTTCCCTGAACAGCAAAAGGGCATCAGCCCATTGGAAGCATTACGCAACACAATCGGTATGGGGCTTGCGATGGATCGTTTCCTTGCACAGTTCTACGGTGAAGGCGCAACACCATCATCCGTGTTGGAAACTGACCAAAGCCTTTCAAGCGAACAAGCAAAACAAATCAAAGATAACTGGGAGGAAGCGCACTACAAGCGCAGGCGTCCAGCCGTTTTGCAAGGCGGATTGAAGTGGCGACCAATAACGACAAGTGCTGCAGATATGCAAATGTTGGAACACAAAGAATCAATCATCCGTGACATTGCACGCACCTACCGCATCCCATTGCATTTGATTATCGGCAGTGGTGGAGATTCACAAACCTACGCCAACATTGAAGCACTTGGATCAACCTTCTACAAGTACACGCTATTGGGTTGGGTGCGCCGTCTTGAATCAATCTTGAGTGAAATGTTGCCTGACCCGTTTGAGGAAGTCCACTTGAATCCGAACGAGTTCTTGCGTGCAGACCTTCTCACTCGTGTCAAAGCGCAACAGATGCAAATCATGTCAGGCACACTCACGCCTAACGAAGCACGCCAGTATGAGAACCGTGAACCGTATGAAGGCGGAGATCAGTTTGTTTTGGGTATCGCTGGCACTGCTGTAGCAGGTGTGCAAGGTGGCGCACTCCCAACATTAGGTATAGATGCAGTAACGAATGAGCAGGTGACACAATGAAAACATCAGCAGTAACAGTTGGAACTACAGCAACACTTTTGATTGCAGCAGATAACAAAGAGCGTATATGTTATTTACATTCAGGAACAGGCAGCGTTTATGTTGGTGGCAGTGATGTTACGGCAGCAACAGGAATACATTTGCCAACCAGTACAACAATGCAGTTAAATGTTCCATTCAATGAAACTATTTACGGCATCACATCTGCATCAACACAAACCATGCGTGTTCTCACTCCTGATGTGGACTGAAAATGCCATACGGGATTTCAAACAACCAATCTGATTGTTCAGGGTGGGCTGCGGTAAAGAAAGAAACTGACGGCTCATATACGACATTGAAATGCTATGTCACAAAGCAGGATGCCATTGACCGAATGGTTGCGCAATCCATTGCAGAAAAACTTGATCCGCTTGGTGAAGTCGGCAGAAGGAACTTGCTTGAAAACCGTGCTGATGGATATAAGCCAACATCAGGTATGAAGGATGAAGCGAAAAAGGGTTTGGAGTGGAGAAAAGAATTCAACCGTGGGGGAACTGCTATCGGTGTTGCACGGGCAAGAGACATAATCAATGATGCCAACCTTTCTCCTGACACCGTCAAGCGGATGTATTCGTTTTTTGCCCGACATGAAGTGGATAAAAAGGGCAAAGGCTTTTATCCGTCTGATGATGGTTTCCCTTCTGCTGGAAGGATTGCGTGGGCGTTGTGGGGTGGTGACGCTGGGCAGAGTTGGTCAAAGAAAATTGTGAAGCAAATGGAAATCAATTCCAAACGAAACCGTCAAGCAGGAAGGTTCGTTATCTGCGATATTGATGACACGCTGCTTCGTTTAGGTACACGCCCAATGCAGAAAAACATTGATGCGCTCAATTTCATGGCAGGAAAGTTTGAGATAGTTCTTGTTACTGGCAGGGTTGAAAGGCAGCGTGAAGCAACTGTCAAAGCATTGAAAGATGCAGGGGTCAAATACGACAGATTGATCATGAAACAGGATGCAAAGCAAGATACGGCTGAATACAAGAAAGATGCTGCGAAACGGTTACAAATCGCAAAGCCTGTCAATGTTGCAATAGATAATGATGCTTCTGCTCGTGCTGCTTACAATTCTTTAGGCATCCACACCATCAGTCCATCCGACCTGAAAGAGCCACGCAATGCGGTACCATCTGATGCGTGTAATGTGGAGGCTGATATGACAACTGACTTGCGAGATATGTACGGCAACACTAATGACGCTGCACCTGAAGGAATGGTGGCTGGCTCTATGACTGATGTATTGCTTATGGCAGATCAACAGGAACAAGTTGAGGAAATTGTTACACCAGAAATGTTGGTTGAGGAATTGCGTTCACTTGTTGCTTCAACTGTGTCAATGTATTTCCAAGCACACGGATCACATTGGAATGTGCGTGGAATGGATTTTGCGCAATACCATGATTTATTTCAAACAATTTATGAGGATGTTTATTCTGCGATTGATCCAACAGCAGAGATGGTTCGCAAACTTGATGGTGAAGCACCATTTGAATTGCAGGAACTTGTTTCATTGCGCAAAGTAGATGAAATGATGGTGCAAGATAGTCCATCTAGTTTGGCTGCAGCATTGCTGGCTTCTAACGATCAAATGTTGGAAGCATTAAATTGCACCTATGATTACGCAGACGATTTGGATGAGCAAGGTATTTGCAACTTTCTCGCTGACCGCATTGATATGCACCGTAAATGGGGTTGGCAGTTGAAGGCATCATTGGACACCACACAACAGCGTTCAACTTCTGGTTGGGCTGTCCGTTCTGACGACAGCAAGCGCAGTTACGCTTACACCAATCTTGAAGTGCGTGCATCAGAGGATGGAAAAACTTTGGTTGGATATGCCGCTATGTGGGATACGCCGTCACATCCAATGCCGTTCACAGAGTTTGTAAAGCGTGGTGCTTTTAGCAAGACCTTGAAAGACGGTGCTGATGTGCGCCTACTGATTGACCATGAAGGCGTACCGTTGGCACGCACCAAATCAGGCACATTGAAATTGTCAGAGGATGAACGTGGACTTTTGGTTGAAGCACAACTTGATCCAGCGAACCCTGATGCAGCCCGTGTCATGTCAGCGATGAAGCGTGGAGACTTGTCACAAATGTCTTTCGCTTTCCGCACGATCAAAGACTCTTGGTCAAATGATCGTAAAACACGGGAACTCCGTGAGGTGCAGTTGTTTGATGTGAGCATCGTGACATTCCCTGCGTATGAGCAGACTGTTGCGGAGTTGCGCAAAGAAGTCACGCCTGTTACTGTTGCAAACACTTCGGGAGTTCGTTTGCGTAAATCGCAAATTGAATTGCAGAAGTATCGCAGCCGATAGATCAGCCGATCCCCTAGTGAGGGTCACTGGTTTCCTGTCACTGAGAAACCAAATCCAAACAATCAACTAGGAGACATATCATGTCATTCAGCAAGACCCTTACAGAAAAGCGTGATGCTGCGCTTGCAAAGGCAGAAGCCATTGTAGAAGTAGCACAAACGGAAGCCCGTGAATTGACACCTGAACAGGATGCAGAAATTTCATCTGCTCTTGATGAAGTGCGTTCACTTGATGCACAGATTGCAAAGCACAGCGAACTTGAAAAGCGTTCGGCTGAAGCTGCAGAACTGCGCAAAGAAAAGAAAATTGATGCAGTCATTGCGCCTGCAGTTGTAAAGAGCGAAGCACGCACCTATCACCCAAAGGCTGATTCGTCATTCTTGGCTGATGCGTTCGCTGCACAGTTCAACAACGACTACAGCGCACAAGAGCGTCTCGCCCGTCACATGAACGAAGAGCGCATTGAGCGTCGTGATGTTGATTCAAGCAACTTCGCAGGCTTGGTCGTTCCACAGTACCTAACTGAATTGGCAGCACCATACGCCCGTGCAGGTCGCCCAACCGCAGACATTGCAAACAAGCATCAACTTCCATCAGCAGGTCTTACGATCTCGCTGAGCAAGATCACCACTGGTTCATCCGTTGCGGCACAGACCGAAAAGGCTTCTGTATCTGAAACGAACATGGATGACACCAAGTTGGATATCAGCGTGAACACTTATGCAGGTCAGCAGACCGTAACCCGTCAGGCTCTTGAGCGTGGAACAAACATTGACACCCTCGT